ATTTTTATAATAAGTAGACCACTCACCTTTCAATTGAGATGTGCCACTTCCATGTGGCTTTCTGTTTACTGTGCCATGTTCTCCTTGACCGTGTGATGCGGCTGAAAACATGAGAAGACCTTCTGGTTTTAGAACATCAACCATCATTCTCAATGTTTTATCAAAGAACATATCATGTTCCAGGGAATTGGTTGAAATAACTACGTCAAACAATTCCTCTGGTTTATATTTATGTGCAACGCTAACAACATCCACACATTCTCCTGGAACAACGTCGATTCCTATATATTGACAATTTTCAAATAAAGACCTATTCGTTCCATTTACTCTCAAAGATCCTACTTCTAAAATGCGTTTGTTCTTAAAATAATCAGGACAATCCTTTTTTATTTTTTGACACCACAATACCTGTGAATGATGCATTACTTATTCTTTCTTATCTGGTGTTTTGCTTGTACTTGGTTTCCCTGGTTCTCCTTCTTTCTTTTCCTGTAAGGATTCAGCGTCAACTCCCATCTCGTATTCCAACTTGGGATATCGATCATCCTCCGTAGCCTTACGCAATCTTTGTCTGCCGTAACTACCAATACCCAACCGCCTTGCAACTTCCGTGTTTGGCAATCCAACAGTTTCAGCAACTGGCCCATGTTTGACTCCGAGTAATCCTTTGGCACGGGCTTCAAAATCAATTACCTCCGATGAGGGATAACTGATATCAACTAACTGCTCTGGCCTTCTTTTAAATTCCTTAAATTTTGGTTTTTGATTAGCAAACATATACGCTTCTCGAACAGAAAACACCGATGGAAAGTCTGCAATTTTTGATTTTAAAAAGAAAATACCGCTCCAAAAGTCATATTTTAGAAAACGGTCAAAATAGGCGATCTCGTCTGATGTTCTATCTGACATTGGCCCCCGGGAAGCCTTCACCGAAGCAAACGTTCCTTTGCTTGTCCCGGTCATCACATCATCTGGCTCGTTCATTCCAGAAGACACCATTTGCAAAATATCCGTATCCTGCTCCCGGATAGATGTAAGCTGTGGATTTTTACACTCAACCTCCACGCCCGGGGGCAGAACCAAAGTTCCTCCTGGGGTCTTTTTAGAGGCTATCCCGGTCTTTCGTCGATCTTCATCTGAAAGGGTCAACCACAACTTGAACATCCGAGCATCGGTAAAGCGAAATACCCACATATATGAGCCGGACGATTTTTTATGATCTATTTCGTATTTTTTCAAGTTTTCATAGTGGTTTAGCCATTCAAGCGTAGTACGCAAATATGACACCGCTCTACGGGTAATTAAGGACTTATCCCACGCAATTATGAAGCGGTAATAACCCTTGAAAACACGGTATTTATGCTTGCGAGATTTGCACCCACGTTGCAATTTTGTGTCCCAATCGTCATGTTTTTTGGCTAAAGAGATCAATTCGGGGTACCTTGCGACAAAAATTGAAGGTATCTGGGCTGTAGGTTTCCCATTTTTGACAATATTGTAAAATAGGGGCATTGTGGGTTTATCTGGGTGAAAAATGATCCCAGAATCGTCATCACCGTTATCAGCAATGTTCGCTGGGTCAATGAAGTCAACCTCTATGAATCCATCCAAATGCACAGTGCAATTTAAAAAAAGCTCTCCCTCTACATTTGAACGTCCAACGAATTTAGGCCAAAAATGATAAAGCCTGTTCCGTGGATCTAATTCAGTCTCTTCGATAACTTCTTGGATTTGTTGATTTTCTGAGGTTGTCTCGAACCCCAATCCTGTAAGACGGCCCATAAGACCACGGACTGAGGTATTAACTTGCGGGTTACGGTGAAACTTTTGCCAACACTCTTCCTGCAAAGTGTCCCGTGTTATCTTTGAATCATCCTTAGTTCCAGACAAGGCTTGTAAAGAAAAACCATCTTCATCTCGCATACCAGAAGAAGCATCTGCATACTGCCAAGGCATTGTAAAGCTGATCTTCTCTAAAATCTCGTCAGGTATTTCCAATATCCCATCTACATCATCGATTTTTCCCATAACTCCCACACTCTGTAGATTAATTTTCCGTATGTTAATACCAATTAAATGTCTATGTCAACAAAAATTTGACATTTGTTACATAACACAGACTTTTCTATATAATTATATATAAATTGTGGGAATATGTATAGGAAAGAATACCAGTTAAGCGTAGTTACCCAAAAGCTCTTTATTTTTAAACATCATTCCAAATGACGAAGCTGTCTTGCGGATTCTGAAATCATCTACATTCAGATTACGTCCACCATACAAACACCAACCAGTTGCAAATATGTAATCATCCTGGATGCCATACTTTTCAAATTTCTCTGTGGATCCAAACCAACGCTTTGCAGAATCATGCTGGAATACCTCGAACTCTTCACGGGTTATATCTTCTTTCTTTGACCCGGGTATGTTGACTCGAGGACACTTGAATCGGCCCTCACGCATTGCCATAAGAACTTCCTTAAAAGCGTCGCGCTGTCTGTCATAAGTTGGAAAAATAGGCTCGAACACAATGTCTCGTTCCTCACACCATTTTCCCACATCCCAAGCCCCGTATCGCTCAGAGCAGATTGTATCAACTCCATCGAACTCTTCATTGGCTTCCTCCAACATTTCCTTGACTCTATCCAAGGAATGATCTTCGATACATGCAACATGCAACACAACATAAAGATACTTGGGAGCCGTGTCACCTGTGATGATATCCAGATAAGGTGTGGTTCTGGATTTTGGAAGTCCCTTGGCAACGATTGTAAGAATGGTCCTCGCCAAACCCCTGACGGCATAAGGATCACCAAAGTCCATGGCAGCAAGGATGGCCCAATTGGTGTCAAACACTTCAGTCAGGTTCTTCAAATCCTCAATCGTCGTCATTCGTGGATTGTTGTATTCATTGGTCAGCTTGTAAATAGATTCAATCATGGTAAGACGAGAAAGCAACCCATCAATCTTGAAACTTGTTTCCTCAACACCATCCTGAAAGCCCTTGCCCTTGGTATCAGCCATGACCTCTATCAAATGTTCTTTCTTCTCGAGTATTTTTTGAATACTGTCATGATTTAAGAGAAGATTGTCTGCACCAACATAACCCATCTCCTCGATCATCGCTGGAGAGAACACCTGTTGCATACCTGCTGACCAAAGATTCAGGAAATATCGTTCAAATTCACCAAACGGGAACTTGGCCTTGTAATCGTCGAGCTGCTCCCTGTCCATATTTGGGTTCCAATAATCAGCCAGGTCCCCGTGCTTGGAATGACGATAGGAGAAAAAGACGGTTTTCATCTTGCCCTCGGCAGCTCCCCGATAGAGCTTGTAAAGAACATGCGTCTTTTCAGACACAGTGGAGTCAATTACACCCAACGCATTTGGAATGTTACGAATGGATCCATCGAGCTGAACAAAGAACTTGGGATTCTTCATATCGAAGATCTCCGAGAAGGTGTACCCAGTGATATTCGACACGATACCAGAGAAAGACGAGATCGATCGGATGATGCTGGTGATATGTCCCTGGTTGTTCTTGATACGGATCTCTTTTTCTTGGAGATTACGCTTACCAACGATATGATAAAGTTCAGGGCTGTTCCGGACAATGTCCCGCATAATGTCAAAGTGAACGAATTTGACCTGATCCCGTGAGTTGGCTCCAAGCATGATCTGTTGACGATTCCAGACAAAGAACTTCCAAAGCTGTATCAAACAGGCAAGCAAAGATTTACCTTCACCACGTTGCCAGCAAAAAACAAGAAGACGATAGGCAAACCTGCCATCCTTCATTTTAAGGGCTTCTCTCAGGACTTCTTTCTGTTCGTCCCAGATATATCGATAGGATTTATTGGTCTTCGGATTGGGTGTAGCCGGAAGATCTCCAAGTCTTGTCCAAACAGCAACGTCTGAGCCTATCGGATAGATGGGAACATAGACCATATCGTCGCACCATTTGATCATGCCCTCGGCTCCATCAGAATATTCAATGGTTGGAGCTGGCGGAGGCGGAGCTGATAGACGTTTCCTGAGATTGGATTTAGGTTTGGGAGATGGCTTTGATTTGGATGGAATCGATTTTCTTTTTCTAAGAAGAGCCATTTACCTCCACCTCCATTTGTCCCAATAGGATTGAGTCAGGTTTGCCCGGGTACAGTTCTTCATGAGTTGATATAAATGAAGCCAGGTGGACAGGCTTGACCAATAGTTTATGAATCGGATGAGTTGTGTGAGTTTCATGCTGCCTTTCTCTTTCTAAGTGGAGCTGTCTGCTGCCCGATCGCCCAAGGGACCTGACTATTATGATACCATTTCTCGAGATATTCTTCCGGGGAATCGAAATACATGATCTTGTTTCTGATCGTCGTATGATATTCCCAAGACTCTTTGACACATTTTTCAAATTTCTTGTAATAACCAGGATATCGCTCTCGGTTAGCAACATGGTGGTGATGATTATTTTCAAAAGAATTATAAGGACAAACGATACACCCGGTCCTGGTGGTTTCTGGATCATCATATAACTTGCAATAGGATATGCTGTAATCTTCTATGAACTGCCAAAGCTGATATTCCCACCAAAAATAAATAGGAAAGTAATTGGTAACTTTCTTTTGCCAATTCTTGATCCTGCCGAGCTTGGCCCTCTTTGGACTCTCCTCCATGCGTATGCCCAGGACCAGCTTACGCATATTCGGATCCATGACTTTGTTGTTGCCTTTCTTGAGTAGCTGGCAACACCAACGATATTTAACAGTAGGTGGGTGGGCTGTCCTGAGTTTCTGCCAGAAGGTCTGCTTGCCTTTGATGAATCTACACTCAGGATAATTCCTTTTGATATACCTGACCATTTCAGGCGGGTCTATCCCAGTGAAATTATAAAATAGCTGATACTTGATCACCTTGGGATATCGTTCGTGGGCAATCTTGAGAAGTTCAGCACAAACCGTACTATCCTTGCCTCCAGACATTCCCACATAATAAGGATGATCGATATAGGCATGTCTGTACAGGAATTGAACAGCTTCATTGACAAGTTGTTCAGTCGTAGCTTTCCTTGGATAACGATAAGCCATCTTTTACCTTGTCCACAAGTTCTTCTAAGGTTTCAAATAATACTTCTTCATAATCACCCGGACGGCGTTCTGGATTTTCTCTGTAATCATTAAGAACAGATTTGGCTTTTTCAAACTCTAATTTCATCTTCTCCTCCGCATCTTTGCCAGAGCTGCATCGGCTTCCGGTGATCTTCCCGACGGTGAGAATATATTGTTCTTCTGCATAGACGGATTCTTGAAAGATTTAGGAAGGCCAATCTTATCCCTGATGAGAGCTATCATTTTGATCACTTCCCTGAGTTCCTTGTAAACAGGATGAACAAAGGGCTTACCTCCTTTG